ATGCTCTTTTAGCACCTGCGCTAGTGCCCCGTCCCTCCCACTTTCAAAGTAGCTAAGAATTGCTTTTTGGAATTCAGGATTTTCTCGCAGCCACTCTACGGTCTCCTGAAACGTAGGGTTGTTTATATCTTTAGCCATAAGTTATTCCTGCATTCCTTCCATGTTCATGTTCCCCATTGTAGCCGGATCTCCGCCCATTAAGCCGCGCTGAGGGTTTTGGACCTGCTGCTCGTACTGGAACTGAAGCTTTTTCTTGTAGTCTTCCAGAAGCAACTGAAAGCCTTGCGACTGAGAAATCCGCTCTTGCCCCATCGGGCTTTGCTCGTATTCCTGTACGATCTGTAAGCGCTGTTCCGGTGCATCAATCGGGGAAGGTACTGGTATCCCAGCCGACATTTTACTAATGTCGTCGGTTGTCTCTTTCAGGAGCTTGGCTTGCCCCTGCTCGGTAGGCAAGAGAACTAGGTCAGCAACCATTGGATCAATCGCAGCTAATGCAATGTCTTCAATAGCCTCCGCGTTAATCCGCCCCGACCTAGAGTTACTTTGAACCATGTAAAGAGATTCAAGCATTTCTTTCAGCTTGGAAGAGTCAGCGTAGTTGCTGTTGAAGGCAACGTGAACGTCCATCTCTCCTTCGTCTGATTTCTTTACGAAGGACAACGGCTCTGGTTTGCCCGTGACGCGCAGGAACATCTCTTCTGGCCCATCCACCTTGTATGCTTCGTAAACGGCCTTCAGGACCTTCTGGACGTGTCCTAGGAAGATCGTGGTGTTTCGCTGTATGCGCTCAGGCATAATCTGGCTTTCAGATCCTTCCATCGAACCAAAGCCGATAAGCTCATCTGCCTCTTGCTTTACATATTGCTCAAGGCTTGTGCCGTCACGCATTGAAGAAGGCTTCTGAAGGTATCGGGCATCTTGTCCGGGCCTTACTTGAATTTGTGCGCCCGGACCAACTTGATCCCAATTCCCCGTCCCAGGAGGCGTCAACAAAGTAGGGCTAATCTGGTAACTGATTTCGTCGACCAAAGAATCGCGAATGAACTTCATGTTCTTTTGCGGCGCCCTTAGCAGAATCGGCCAAGGCGTTGCGTCGTAAAGCGTCTTTTCCTCGTTGGCAATGGATGTGACAACGAAAGGATATTTCTTGTGACCAGAAAGTAATACCCGTTTACCATAAGGCGGAACCCCATCTACCTCATTAAGATCTGGGCTCCATATAGTCAAGTAAATCCCGAGACTTCCATTTTCCTTGTCGATGAGCTTTTCGTAAGTCCAAATGACTTCAACAATGTCGCGAGCGTTGCTACCTGTTGTGCTACCAAATCTCCGCGAGCTACCATAAGTGCTGTATCCCCGATAACCGTGAGGCGCGTTAAACTCGCTTCGAGTCATACCTGTGTGGTTTTCGATTAAAGTCTCTGCCCATGTCCGGTCCCATCCGTCATTCCATACCCGCTCAAGGATTTCTGTAGGAGTCATTAACATCCGTAGGTGTACTTCAGGCGCGTCCTGAACGTCCATCGTGTAGGACGGCATGATAAAGTCTGCGTCGGGAGCCAAGGTCTTAACGTAGGGCTCAGAAACATCTTCCATGACGATTGGAAAATCAGCCTCGCCGGTCTCACGCAGTCTCTTTAATGCTTTCTTCCCTTCCTTTTCGCCGACTTCCCAGCCCTCAAAGCTGTTTAAGATCTCAATCGCCTCTTCGTCTTGGTCTGGATCTGAGAAAATTTCAGCAAACTCAGGGGCGACTCCAGTAATTTCTTCAAGCGAAACCGTCATTTTGTAAGGGGTTGTTCCTTTTCGCCAACCGCAATACGTAACCATTAGGTTTTTTGTCTTACCCCACCGTGAAGCTTGCTCCATGCTTCGGTCAAAGTCACGAATACCTTGGTCCCTAAAATACTTAAGCATCGTAGAGACCGCTGTTGATCGCTCTACGTCCGAGGCCTCTGTGGGAAATGCGCGGATTTGAGCTTTGCTCATAGCGTTCATCTCAAACGAAACCGCTTCTTCGATTTTTTGACGGGCTAGATAAACTTCCGTATCGCTTGCCCCCTCGTACGGGAAAGCGTCTTCACCGCTTTTCTTCAGGTCGTCTGTCTTCCCGGCCCACTCGCTCTTGTATAGGTCGCTGGACTTAGAGCATAGATCAAAAAACCAACCAAGGTCATTGATCGTTTCCTCGTATTTGTCCTTCAACCGTTGATAGTCAAAGTCCTCGTCCCAATAGGCATCGTCCAATGGACTTCCCTCACTCGGTATATTTTTAGGCATTGTCTTCATTTTAACACGCTTGTAAAGTTTTGTACTTTTTCCTTACTTTTGATAACACGTTGTTGACTTCTTGACGAGACAATCCACAGCTATCACAGAACTCATCATGAGTCCTAAAGACCGGGATCGGGTGGCCTAACTGCTGCAGGAAATGATAATGCTCAAGCCAAACCTTGCGGTGCTCTCTTTCATCAGATCCTTCCGTCGCATCTATAGAAGTATTTTCCATCTTTTTGAATTCTTGTCGCTTTGATAAACTTGCCGGGTCTGCCCAACATTTCTTTTCGGTTCGCAGGCACTCCGACTAAGCACCTTTTCTTTGTCTCTAAATCTTTTGCTACAACGAAACGTGGATTATTGTTCTTCTGGCTCAACACTTTGCAACGAACTACCTCTTCTTCAGCATTCTCCCGCTTGTCTAGCTCAACTTCTAGGTATTGGCAAATCTTGACGACGCCAGACGGATAGATATCCTTGCCTTCTACATCCTCATCACTGCAAACCTTGTTCCGTATGCGCCCGATTGTCATTGCGGTGAAAGCAATCCCACCCTCTGCACTCAATTCTTTGGCAAGCTCATTGCACGTCATTGTATCTTTTTCCATTAGTATCCTCCTTTTGTGGCTTTAATTACGCCAAGTGATTTATTATCGTAGTGCTGTGGGCCCTCTCCAGCGTTTGCAAATCGCAAATAGCGAAGAAGGTCAATGAAGTCTTTAAGTGCTTCGTCTTTCCCGCCCTCTGCGTTGTAATTCAAGATTGATTCAATCAAGTTCCCGCAGGATTCGTGGATTGAAAGTATCGGTCGGTTGACCGCATCGACGGGCTGATTCTGGTCGTAGTTAAACCAATCATCCAGCATCGAAAGACCAACTTCCTCCTCCCCCTTGTTCCCTTGTCCACTGCCGCCCGAAGGTTCAAAATACATGCCTTCATCTGCGAACTGAGAGAAGCGGTCAAGCGAATCGTCGTTTTCACTGGCAAATGCCCGTTTGTCCCCGATACGAACCTCAACGTCAATGCTAAGTTCCTTCTCAATTTTCTTCCATTCCTGAACGTAATCCTTTACGCTCATGTAAACCTTCTTCGACCCAGGGCCATGCGCCCAGCGTGGAGTTCCGAACTTTGCCCACTCTCCATAAATGTTTCGCTCAGGGAACTCAGACATTATTTGAATGTAACCTTCTCCGTCCACGACTGCCCAAAGGCATGAGTAAGAACGTCTTCCAGCTGGATCAGCAACCATGTAGGCCGTGTGCTTCTTCTTATCGAACTTCCAACGCTTGTCGGTGACGTGAACATTAGTGTTAAACTTCGGAAACAATGAACGAATCTGCTGGCTTGGTATGCCATGAAAGCGCACAAGCTTTTCGTCCAACGGTTTATGACTGTGAAGCACAATCATATTATTGAAACCAGCCCAAGGGTTATGCTCAGAAGGCATAAAAACCATTCCCACCCCAGCCTTCGGCTTGTCGGAGTTGCGCTTTTCTCTGATCCACTCTACTTCCGAGGGGTCGTCCTTGCGATAGAAGACTTCAGTGTTTGTCGGAATCGTCTTTGTAACCTCACTGCCCTTAATCTTGTCGGCTACGAAAGGCGTCATGTGGTTGATCGGCGTAAAGGTCGTGAACATTGAAGAACCACGGCGGGGAATCCGATAAAGCAGCGTCTTATAGAGTTCGCCATCTTCGAGATACTCGTCCAACCATGCACCGATATTCAAGGAAAGCCTCATTTCTGGCATTTCCCACTCTTGCCCAGCAAGCATTAGCTTCTGTGCAGGGATTGTGAATGGCTGAGGGTCGCGGCTACCATATTCGTAACCCTCAAACTTGGCTTTGTTCGCCTGGTACTGGCTATATTTGAAGAAGTAGCATTCTCGCGGTGCGGTTCCGTCGTCCATGTCTAGGATGAAAGAGTTGTCCGTGAAGCCGTTCTTCATGCCATACTTCAAATAACCTGTCTCTGACATGTTCTTTTTCTTGAACTTCGGAGGAAGGTAGTCGTAGATGTAGCGTTGCTGGATTTGCGTTGACGCTTGATCGTCCTGTGCAAAGCAATACATACGGTGGCCGGGGTTGTGAATCAAGCATTGCACAGAAGCCCAAGCTCCTAGTGCCGATTTAGCCGCGCCGTTCCCTCCAAATGCAAATACCTCCATCCACTTTTGCAACTGCTCAAGTGTGTAAGTCCATGAAGGAAAGCGAAATCCGTGATTTAACGGATCAGTGGACGCAAGCTCAAGCTTTTCGTTGTATTGCTTGTGCCAGTTAATGAGCGCTTGCTTCCCTTCGGGAGTCTTAGACAGAGCTACAATCTCCTGTGGCGTAGGAGAGCGTAGGATCGGATGATCGGGAAACGTCAGATCACTCATCGTTTCGTGTTATTTAGGTTCCATTCGTCGCCGCCCCATTCACGTACCAACGGTTGAGCCTCTTTCACGCCCATATTTCCAGTCATAAACGTAAAGCCTGATCCCGGCTTACAGACCTGTAACCATGCTATGAAATGTTTGTAGTACGGCATTAACTCTTTATCCTTCATCGTCTTCAACAACCTCCGCTTCCTGTATTAGTTTCAAGGCATCCTCGGCAGCCTTGTCCACGTCCTCAAAAGTCGCAACCCTCTCTACCTTGATATGCTGCGTGCTTTCCCCACGTGCATTCATCGCGTGCCTGTTCGAGACTTCAACAACCTTGTTGCAAGCCGCAAGCGCTGAAGACAAAGCTTTGACAGCATCCCAGTCCCCTTCTTCGCGTGCTTTAGTCAGATCCTCAAACAACTCAGAAACATACTCAGAAGACTCAAAGTAAAGCCCACCTGAAACTTGACCACCAAGCCTCTTCCAATCCTGGAGGTAGTCAGCGAAGTCACTCTTGAGCCGCGCAACG